AAGCAAAAATTAGTGTTGCATTAAAGGGGAGGGTTGTATCAGCAGAAACACGACTAAAGAAACACTTTGCAACCTGTGGAGAAAAGGCATATTGTTGGAAGGGTGGGGTTTCATTTGAACCCTACTGCGTGAAGTTTGATAGGGCGTTTAAAAAGAGAGTTCGCGACTTCTTTAATAACACATGCCCACAGTGTGGTAAACACAACTTGAAATATAAGTTGCATGTCCATCATGTTAACTTTAACAAACAAACTTGCTGTGATAACACAATTTCACTATTTGTTCCGCTATGTAACGGGTGTCATGGTAAGACGCAACACAATCGCATTTTCTGGCAGTATTGGTTTACTGAAATGATTAACCATATATACGATAGGAAATGTTACTTTGAAAAAGACGAGGTGTATTAATGGTTGAACTAGAACAAACAGAACTACCGACAGTAACGAAAATTTATCAATCATATGTTGATGCAAACAAGGATTGGAGAAGGGAACATCTTGGGGCTTCTCTTATTGGAAATGAATGTGAGAGGTCGTTATTTTATTCCTACAGGTGGTGCACGGTTCCAAAGTTCGGTGGAAGAATCCTGCGGCTCTTTGACACAGGAAATAATCAAGAGGAACGGCTTTTAACTGACTTGCGGAACATTGGGTGTGAAGTATATGATCGTAACCCGGAAACGGGCAAGCAGATAGCGTATGAAGAGTTTGGCGGGCACTTTGCTGGAAGTCTGGATGCTGTAGTAAGAGGGTTTGAAGAAACAAGCGAATGGAATGTGGTTGAGTGTAAGACCATTAATACCAAGGGGTTTAACCAACTGAAATCGAAAGGGGTTAAGATTGCCAAGTGGGAACACTACTGTCAGATACAATGCTATCTCTCATGGTCTGGATTAACACGGGCGTTCTATCTTTGTGTCTGTAAAGAAACCGATGAGATTTATGGTGAACGCATCTATTACGAACAATCTATAGCAGACAAGATGATTGACAAAGCATATCGTGTAATTTTTGCAAACGAACCTTCCTACATGGTAAGTGATAGTGACAAGGATATGCGATGTCGTTTCTGCCAGCACCAAGACTTGTGCAGAGGACGTTGCTTACCAGAAGTCAATTGTCGCACCTGTGCGTTCTCCGATGTAATCGAAGATGGTAAGTGGTCGTGCGCCCGGTTCAAGAAAGATATCCCCTCTCTGTCACAACGCAACGGTTGCCCCGCTCATGTATTCATTCCTAAACTTGTTCCACTGGAACAGACGGATGCCGACAATGATAGAGGATGGATCATGTATGGAGATATTACAAACGGGGCGGGTGCAACGGCAAGCAAGGATTTGTGGAAGGTGATACAAGATGGAACGAAAGATTAACTACACAACCATTCCGCGCAAGGACGGGAAGTGTTGTGGCAATTGTGCAGAGACACAGTTTGATTTTGGCGGTGCTTGCACGTATGCAGGTGAGATAGGAAACCACTATTGTGATATGTGGAGCAAGAGGGTATGAAACTTCGTGACTATCAGCAGGACGCAGTTGACGGTATCTACAATTACTTGCAGGAAGAGTTGGGAACAAACGGTCTGGTTGTAGCACCAACTGCGTCTGGCAAGTCTGTTATGATTGCAGAGCTTTGTCGCAACACCTGCTCTAAATGGAAAGACGTTCGTATCGTTTGCGTTACTCACTCCCGTGAACTTATCTCGCAGAACGAGAAGGAATTAAAACACCATTGGAAAGAAGCAAACACCGGAATCTATTCGGCAGGGTTAGGCAAGCGGCAGACACGAGCGCAGATCCTTTTCGTCGGCATCCAGAGTATTTACAAGAAGGCGTTTGCGCTGGATAAGGTTGACATTCTTATCATCGATGAAGCGCACATGATACCCCGCAACGCACAAACCCGGTATGGAAAATTCATATCAGATTTAAAAATTGCAAACCCCAAACTGGTATGCGTTGGGTTCACCGCCACGCCGTATAGATTAGATAGTGGAACTCTAGTAGAAGGAGACGATGCTTTGTTTGATGGAATAGCATACGTCTGTGAAATGAAACGGCTCATTGGAGAAGGATGGCTTGCACCCGTTGTTTCCAAAGGCGGAGTAACAAAAATCGATTTGTCAAATGTGCATATCAGAGCAGGAGACTATGCAAGCAACGAACTTGCTCATGCAGCGGATGACCCAGAACTCATACGGCTTGCAGTCGCCGAGATTGTTGCGTATGGTAAAGACCGTAAGGCGTGGCTTCTGTTTTGTAGTGGGGTGGTTCATGCAGAGCATGTTGCTAACGAAGTGCGTAAGCACGGAATTGAAGCCGAGGTTGTTACTGGCGAAACTCCGAAGGCAGAGAGGGATGAAACCGTTAAGAGGTTTAAGGATGGTAAGTTACGATGCCTTGTCAACGTGGCGGTTTTTACGACGGGGTTCAACGCACCAATCTGCGACCTGATTGCTTTGCTTATGGCAACAAAGTCTACCGGGAAATACGTGCAGATTGTGGGTCGTGGTATGAGGGTATATCCAGAGAAAGCAAATTGTCTTTTGATGGACTACGGCGGGAATGTCCTTGAACATGGAATGGTGGATGATGTCGATCCTGTGCGAACCCGCAACATCTTTAACGTAGTGAAGAATCCAGACCCCGTTAAAGAATGTCCTCAATGCCACGTAATACTTCATACTCGCGTTATGCAATGTCCTGTCTGTGAGTTCATCTTCACCGCAACAGCGGCGCATGGAACCGAAGCTTACGATGGGGCAGTTCTTAAAAGTCAACAGGAACCGTTCATTGTCGAGATCGTCGAGATGTATTGCACGAGGCACAAGAAGCCGGGTAAGCCCGACAGTGTGAAGGTTGCATTCTACGACAAGGATGACCGTGAGTTTGCATTGTGGGCATGCCTTGACCACGACGGGTTTGCGAAGGAGAAAGCCGAACAGGTTGTTAAAACGCTGGGTGGTAAAGCCACGACTGTTGCCGAGGCTATGAAGGAATGGTCTTACTGGAAAAAGGTAACGCACGTCAAAGTAAAGCCCGAAGGAAAATTTTATCGTATTGAGGGTTTTGTTTTTGGGGAACAAGTTATAACTCGACAAACGTGTTTGGTGGCAGAGGGGGAAACAACATGAGTAGTGAAAGTGCAGAGCAGCAAGGACTCCTCTTGTGGTGGAGAAACAAATATCCAGATGTGCTTCTTTTTCATATCCCGAACGGCGGGTGGAGAGATATTAGAACCGCAACACATCTAAAGCGCGAGGGAGTTGTAAAGGGTATCCCCGACCTTTTCTGCCCGCGAGAAAATTTATGGATTGAGTTAAAAACCAAGACAGGTAAGTTATCGCAAGAACAAATTGCAATGCACCAATATCTACGTTCGATAGGACACACGGTGATTGTTGGGTATGGCGCAACTGACGCAAGCAAGAAAGTACTCGAAAGGTTTAATACTATTAAAGACAAGTGATTACTATGGTAGACAACAACATCTACATGGGCACCTACCCGGTGCGTAGGATTGCGAAAGCAGAACAGGGCATTCACATGCCACAGGGAATAACGGGATACTATTCTATCTACAAGAACGAGGATAGCGGAGTGCTTATGTTAATTCCCCAAGGAGAGAAACCAGAGAAAGGAGCGTTTTGAAAATGCCAGACATCTATTCGGTGAATCTGAATGCAACACAATCGGGAATGATAACTAACGGCGTTGATAGTAGTGGGCTTCTAGTAATGATTGTTCTTATTGGTATCCTTGCAATTTTTACAGCGTTTATGCTGACAGACCAAAAACGGTTTGACTATATAGTGGACGCAATGGTTGCGGTTGTAAGGTCATGCAAGTATGCTATCGTTGGCATTATAACTTTGTTAACAGGATATGCAATCTACCTTCTATGTAATGTAATTGCAGATTCTACAAAGGGTATTGATCCGATGTGGTATGTTTACGCAATTGGCGGTTACATTGCTTTGACAGTTGTAGGGCACATCGTGGTGAGAATAGCAAATCTGGTTGCAGAGATGTATGCACGGCATGTTGAATCTAAAGTATCAAAGGTGAATGTATTATGACCGAACCGAAGAAGCGGGGTAGACCGCGTAAAGTAGTAAAGACCGAAGAATCGATTAACCCAGATTGCGAA